AAGAGCCTCCTTAATTGGGGGCTTTTTTGTTGAATATAGTATACCTAATCGGGTATAATCCCACTTTAAAGTGGAAATTTGACACCTTTTCGGGTACGTTTTGTAACAAAGTAAGGGTAAAACCTGACGAATTTTGTAACAAAATCAGGGTAAAACCTTAAAACGTGAAAAAAAGTTTGCGTCTGAAAGCCTTGTAAAATAAGGAAATCTAAAAAAATGTTAAAAAAAGTTGTTGATAATTGAAACCTTATATATATATTTGCATATAACATTTAAAAACAACGCTATGACAAAAGACGAAATTTTAGAACTAATATTCAACGAAGAACGAGAGCTTTACGCAGAGCTTCAAGAACAACGTAAATACTTTGGCTATAACGACGAAGCCACGCTACACACCCAAGCGCAATGGGGAGCAATTAGTAATTTAAAAGATAAAATTGAAGAGAATGAAAACAATTAGAAAGTATTCGTTTTTGTTTAAGGACTTGAACCAAGACGAAAAGCAGATTTTAGGAGGAGCAGTAGTTGCCGTATTAGGTATGTTATTTCTTATGTGGCTTACCAGTACAAACACTTATCCTATGTTGGATGCAAAAACACGAGACCATCAAACGTATCAAAAACAAAGCTACGAATTGAAACCGTCTTTTGACAAATATATGAACCACGTTTACAACGATAAATTCAAATAAGATGATTGTAACAGAACTTAAAGACTTTGAAGTCTACCGAGATAGCGACAAGAATTTTGTGTACTTATTCGTCACGCTATGGGACGAAGGCGACACGGACACGAACGCCGAAATCTTAGCCGAATACGAAATAGAAATTTACGACTCTTATTCTAATTACAAAATCACTAAAAAATACTACAATGAAATCCTTACCATCAAACAAACAAAAGACTGCGATGACTACCTCGAAAAAATCTACGAAGCAAACACTTTCGAAGATGCCTATGTTGAAGAATACAACGACGAGGGGACTTGGTGGTTCATTTAGAGACTACCAACTCAATAGGTACTGGGATAACTTTAACTTTGGTCTTTATAACCGAATTTGTGAAATCAAAATGCAAGAGATATGAGCCCTAAAGAAAAAGCAAAAGAGTTATATGAAAAAATGCTTAGGGTTGAATATCCTTTAGCTGCTAAACATTGCGCATTGATTGCAGTTGATGAAGTAATTGAGGCTTTACACGAGCATCATTGGCAAAATAGACTAACAATAGATTATTGGGAAGAAGTAAAACACGAATTAGAAAAGCTATGACCGCAATACAAGAATTAATAAAGTTTCTGAAAAACGACAGAATGCAAAATGTTTACACAGGCGAGCAGATTATTGAACTGCTTGAGTTTAAACTTGAAAAAGAAAAGCAGCAGATAATGAAAACATATTACGATGGTTTAAGAAACATAAATGGTTTCAATTTGATTCCTATATATGAAACAACTAAAAAAGAAATAGAAAGATTTGGAGTTTACTATTACAACAAAATTAGTAAAGATGAGATATAAACTAACATACAAAATAGGACAAAAGGTAGTTCAGGAATGGATACTTACCTCACAATCATTAGCTTATTGGAAAAAGCAGGATTTGCTAAAAACAGGACAATACCAGTTAGGAAAATTTATAGTAACCCCAATAGAACCATAATGACGAAATTAGAACTAATAGAAGAGATTATAGAGCAGCACAAGCTATGGTCAAAGAATCGCAGCAGGGAGTATATTTACAAGCGTTATTACCTTTATAATGAACTCCGTGTTTTAGGATTCTCATTAGACGAGATAGGCAAGAAGTTCGGAGGTAAACATCACGCTACAATCATTCACGGACTACGTCAACACGAAGACTTACATCGGTTCGGATACGAAGACTACAAGATTGCTACAAAGCAAATAGATGATGTCTTACACGGTGCTACGCTTCCTTACTACGATGACGCACCTGATTTACAAAAAGACGTACTCAAGGCAAAGACTTACACCCAGTTCAAAAAGATTCAACGACATATAAAATTGGGCAAGTACGAAAATAGTTTATAGCTGACGAAACAAATTAAAGTATTTGACTTATATTTGTAGAAGGGAGTGCAGACCCATTTAAAACATTTTAGCCTCATTGGGGAGTAGTGCTGCACCACGAAACCCGACGAGGCTTTTTTATTTTAGTGCAGTAAGATGAGCAAAGAATTACCATTTTTTAAATTTAATGCTACCGAGTGGATAACTGGTAACATAAGCTACGAATCATTCGAGCTACAAGGCGCATTTATTAGCGTGTGCGCGGAATATTGGAATAGGAATAATAACCTAACAATAGACGAAGCAAAGCTACGCTTAAGGAACGCTACAATAGTTGATGTATTGATTGAAAAAAATTATTTAAAGACGAAAAAAAATAAAATTGTAATTACGTTTTTAGATAAGGAGCGTGAAGAGATTGAATCTAAACGATTGAAACTCAGTGAATCAGGTCGCAAGGGTGGCTTAAGCAGGGCTAAAGCATCGCTAAAGCAAGGCTCAAGCATTAAAGAAGTAGATAAAGATAAAGAATATAATATAGCTGAACGCAAACAGGAGTTTGCTTTTAAGTTAACTTCTTTTGTGGATACTTACGGAAAATCTATGATTAGAGACTTCTACGACTATTGGACTGAACACGGAGAAAGAGATAAAAAAATGCGTTACGAAAAGGAAACAAGTTTTAACTTAGATGCCCGTTTGAATCGTTGGAATAAAAACGTTCAGGAACGTAACAAACCGAAGTTTAACGCACCTACAACAATTATCGACTAATGTACAAAAGACTTACACACCTTAATGCCGAAATGTTTGCCGTACGTCAACAGGTAGATGTTAAAGGTAAATCAATCGGATGGGATTGGGATATGCTTCCGTTTACAATCAAAGAAGGAGCTACAACTTACATAGGCGCTGCGCCTGCCTCAGGAAAGACGGAGTTATGGTTTGAGTTTCTTATAAACCTTTCGTGTTTGCACGGTTGGAATCACGTTGTATTTAGTCCTGAGACTGGAAGTAGTGCCGAGATATTTTCGGAGCTTTGCTACAAGTACATAGGAAAGCCATACGTTCAAGGTAAAAACTCAATGACCAATGGAGAGCAAGTAAGCGCAGAGATGTTTATAAACGAGCATTTCATTGTTATAGACCCAATTGACGAGGATTTGACTATAACTAAATTCTACCAACTTGTAGATGAGATTGAACTTAAGGAAGGTATTAAAATCCATACCACTACGATTGACCCGTGGAACGAGTTAACCGAGGAGTTTATAGCCTCAGATTTAGGACGTGAGGATAAATACTTGAGTAGGATTCTTGGTGTTGTGCGTAAGAACGCAAGAAAAACAGGTAGACATAACTGCGTTATCAATCACGTTAGAGACCAACCTATGGTAGCTGCTAAAACAATAGCAGGAACTGACATAAGTTATTTTCCTATGCCGAGCGCACGAGATTTTGCAGGTGGGCAGGTATGGTTTAGAAAGGGTTTAAGTGTGTTAATTCCGTGGAGACCACCTTACGGACTTGGAGATGCAGACGGTGTAGGAGCAGAAAAAAACGAAGTTCATTTAAAGGTAGCCAAAAGCAAGCCAAAAGGTGTATCAAAAAACGGAGTGTACAAAATGTTCTTGGATGTTGAACGTTACCAGTATTATATGCTTGACTTCAAAGGAAATCGTGTTTATGCAAACCGAGGCACTACTTACAAGAAGGAATCACAACGTAAAATTGAGATACCAAAAGACGGACAAATGGAAACTACATCAGAGAAACTTCGTAGACTTGCAAACAAAAACCCTTTTTAATATGGACTTATCACTTAAAATTTTATGGGCTAAAACAACCGTATGGACGGTTAAAGAACGAATCAAAAACGTTAGAGAGAAACTTGAAAAGGAAAAGCCTGAAGCTAAAGACTACATCAACGGAGGCAAAGAAAGCGAGCAGTATTTACTTGAGACTATTCAGGTTATAAACCTGCTTGAAGACGAAATAACATCTCTAAACCGAGAGCTTAACCAACTTGCAAGACGAAACGCTCAACTGCGAGTAGCCTATCAGGAACTAAAAGACGAACTAAAATACAAAGATGCCACGTTGTAAGAACTGCAAAGAGAAGTTTGAGCCTGTGCGCTTTAATCATAAATACTGCCTGAAAGACGAGTGTGTTAGGGCCTTTGTAGCTGAGGCAAGAGAGAAGCAATGGAAGCAGACTAAAACACGAATGAAAGAAAACCTAAAAACCACCTCAGATTGGTTAAAAGAAGCACAGGTAGTCTTCAATAAGTACATAAGGGAACGTGATAAAGGATTGAACTGCATAAGCTGCGAAAAACCACCGCTCAAAAAAAACTGCGGACACTACTACTCTCAAGGAGGTCACTCAAACGTAAGGTTTGACGAAGACAACTGCCACTTGCAATGTGAACACTGCAACACTTTTTTGTCTGGAAACCTACTAAACTATCAAATCGGTATAGAAAAACGAATAGGAGCAGAAAAATTGATTGAATTGCAAGGTAGAGCGCATTTAGAAAAGCGATGGTCAGTAGACGAACTAAAAGAAATAAT